ATTGTATCAAATGGGCTGATGCGCGGTCTAACTGCGCTAAACTGCGGCCTGGGTGGGCCGGAGGCCCGGAATAATCAGTGTATCTCCGGTGTTGGGGCCGGTGCCGGTTTTATTGAGTTATTGCCGGAACTGCTGCCTCTTATCTCCTTTACAAAGTCTCTGTAACATAAGTTCATATCTACATTTCCGGAAATGCCTCCCACGGTTCCGACACTGCTATACTGCCAGATATCCTCTCCGATATTCGGCCGCGTTTGTGGCTGCCCATTATTGGTGCCGTAGGCAGCGCACCACTTTGTAAATCTGTTCAATTTTCCGCCAATACAATTATGAAACCAATTTAAATTTGCATAAACGCCAAACCAGTACCCCGCATCTTCGATGGCCTGCCCCATCCTGATAAAATAATCAGCTTTAAATGTAGAAAACGAAAGTCCCGGGTCCTCAATATCAATATAAAATGGAAGACTCAATTTCCGCCCGGAAAGTAATCTCTTAATATGGGCAACTTCACTCTCCAGATGGGATTCACTGTTACAGTAACTATACAGATATGCTCCATAAGGAATACCAAGCCTCTCACACTCTTTGGAATTTCTGTTCCATTGTATATCATCCTGAGATGTTGCATTATCTCCATATCCGCAGCGAATAACCGCACCGTCTATCTGGCTTTTAACAGCCTCCCAGTTAATTGTTCCCTGATGTTCACTTACGTCAATTATTTTCATACTCATTTTAATTTCCTCCACTAAAAGAACTTTAAGATGTAATGTTTCAAATCTATATAAACGATTCCTCCTGATCCTTCAAATATGTACTTATGATTTGAGAAATCCGTCCTCGGCTGTACCCTACAGACTCTCCTACTTCACGTTGTGTTTTTCCGGCCAGAAAACAGAGTTCAAAAATCTGCCGGACCATACTATCCGTCATATCTGCTATAAACTGCTCAATTCTTGTTCTTTCTTTTTCAATTTTTTCCAGACGCTTTTCTTTAATTATAATTTGTCTCTTAATCTCAACCATAGTCCCTGATTTTGTGGCAGGCTCAGGTTTGTCAGATTCTGTTTTTATAAACATGTCCTCATTACCTATTATTTTTCCTTCTGCGGCTTTGCATTCCAGATATCTATGCAGCCTGCTGATCTCCCGCTCCAGTTCCGGCTGTTCTTTTAGAAGAGCCCGGTACTGCACTAACTGCTTCTTATCCATATCGCTCCCTCCTTTCCCTCAGGCGTATCTGAAAATTCATTGTGGCAAACTGGAACAATATCCTGCACAGGCAATTTTCAGACATGCTATACGCCATATTTCTCAGCAAGATATTCGGACACGGTCTTATGTTCCAACTGTCTTCCCTGTTCCTGAAGCAATTTCCCAGCCTGATATGCCGGACGCCTGAATATATTTCCGGCTTTTGCATCCGGATTATCATTGGCCAGTCCCGCATAATGGCTTTGACGGTCTCTCCTGATTTCTTTACGGTTTCTCCTGTGTTTCATATTCTCATACTCCTTATTTTTTACTTCCATTCCAAATTTAAACTTCTATCTGATACATCCAATTACCGGCATACCACCATTCCACTAAGGTTTCTGCAAAGTCTTCCATATCTTCGCAAATACGGGCCAGATAAAAAAATGTATCCTGTTCCTGTGCACATCCATACCTGATCCTGCCGCACGCATACGCAAATGCCTCTTTATCGCTTACCTGCTTTTTATTTTGGTCATCCAGGCTTATATACATGTTTATCCCTCCTCGTACTGAATCCCAAGTATGGCACAGATAATTTTAATATCCGGATACTTTTCTTTGTCAACATATCTGGCCACCGCATCAATTAATGCTCTGTAATATTCATTATCACTCATTCAAATTTGCCTCCTTATCATCATTTGCACGTTGTTTTCAAGTTCTTACGCTTTATGTTGGTTGATTTTTATTCAACCTTTCACATAAAAAAAATTCTATCTCGTTCCAAATTGGAAAGATTAAGTATCTGTTTTACACTAACGATTTCTGAGGCCAGAAACTCTGAAATATTGTGCATTTTCATAGAAAACGCCTTATTTGTGATTCCAATCTTTTCGGAAATAAACGAAATTGAAGCGTTTGAACGGATCATCATTTCTTCCAATGCTTCCGTATCTGTCATCATGCGCCCTCCCTTTTGTTGATTTTGGTTCAACCTAAGACAAGCATACATCAAAGTTGAATTTATGTCAACTATTTAAATTGATTTTGTTGAATTTAATTCAATTTTGTGGTATCCTTCTAATATACGGAGGTGTTAGAATGGAAACCATGTACGACAGAATCAAAAAATTAAGAAATAGCTTAGGATGGTCTCAGGAAGAGCTGGCAAAAAAAGTAGGCTACGCTGATAAGACATCCATTGCTAAAATTGAAGCAGGAAAGGTGGATCTTCCACAAAGCAAAATAGTGGCTTTTTCCAGGGCGCTCAGCACAACAACATCCTATCTGATGGATGGCGAAACAAAATCTCAGCCAACTACGATTGCGGCTCATTTGGACACAGAGGATCTGACTCAGGCTGAGCTGGATGATGTTGCCACTTATATTGAATTTTTAAGAAACAGAAGAAAGTTGTAAAGTCCTGTTTATTGTACATGTTTCTTTGTATAATGTAGAAACAGGAGTTGATAAAATGAATAAATACGAAAAATTATTAAACGAAGCCTATGAAGATGGAGTCAACGTTGATGAAGATTTTCCATTCGAGGGTAAGACTTCCGGTTTATATATAGATGGGAATATAGCACTTTCGAATAAACTGGAGACTTCGGTGGAAAAAAATTGTATCATCGCGGAGGAATTAGGCCATCATCACACAACAACAGGAGACATTCTGGATCCAACAGATGCATGGAACCGCAAACAGGAACGGCAGGCAAGGCTGTGGGCTTATAATAAGCGCATCGGTCTGCAGGGTCTCATCGACGCCTATGAACACGGCTGCCAGAACTGCCACGAGACGGCTGATTATCTGGAAGTAACAGAACAGTTCCTGCAGGAATGTATCTCCAACTATACTGCTAAATATGGGGAAGGGATCGTGATCAACAATTATTACATCATGTTCATCCCTTATTTCGGTGTAGGAAAACTTGTAAAGTAAAAAGCGAAAGGAGAGCGGATACACCGCTCTCCCGATCTCCAGTAAGTCTTTGGATTATTCTTTCTTCCCTGCCTGTTTAACAATCTGATTCACATATGTACTTAGGCCTGCAACAAGTATTCCCTGCGTAACCGCTGTAAATACTGCCGTCGCCGCCTCCTGTCCGCCTGTAAGCGGGCTGCCCGCCAATACCCAGACGGCGCAAAGTACAATGCCCGCACCGCCCAATATCAGCGGAATAAATTTGTCCTTCACTGCTTGCGCACTCTTGAGCCCTAAACCAATAAAATAAAGTACAACAGCCACCACTAGCAATTCAGGTTTGACATAATTCATTATCTGCTCCATGTATTCACTCCTCTCTTTCCGCATAGAGCTCGTCCAGCCGGTGGTGTGCCGACTTTGTAGACTGCTCCACGATTATCATACGTTCCATTAGGTTATTATGTTTTTTAACTTTTTCTTCCAACTGCTCAATCCGGTATGTAGACAACTTATTCGCTGTCATGATTCCAGCTAAGCTGCCGACTAGTGTACCTATGAGTGAGCAGATGGCAACTGCGATCTCTGGTTCCATTTAAATGCTCCTTTATAATTCTGACTTCATATCACAAAGCACATAGATTTTCAATTTAAAACGATAAAAATCCCAGAATTTATACTCAACAACAATTATCTTACTCTTGCAATGAAGGTCTCATTGATATTTACACCTACGTTTGCTGCAACGGCTGCTGTAGCTTTATAGGTTACTTTACCGTCAGCATCAATGCATATCCGAAACAATCGACCTGTTGTCCCTGTTCCAAGTACGTATTTAATGATTGTATATGCAGGGCGATATGCTTCCGGCAGCGTACCAATTGTAAGCTCTGCGTCTATAGGGACATCTTTTGCCAGCAATCCAGCGCAATGTAGCTGTACAGTGCGCCCACTTACAATAACATTGGTTGTAGGGTAATAGGTGGATACAGTAAGATTAAAATTTGCAGTGTTCAAACTGCTATTCAGTTCATCTATACCAGTCTGCAGCGTTTTTCCCATTCTGCCATCAAGTACCGTATTTGCGGCTGTTGTTGTTGCATTATTTACGACAGAACAAAATGCAGCTGTCCCCAAATCTGCAAACCACTTTTTAATTTTCCCAAATATCACACTTCCCTTTTCTCCGCTTACGATATTAGTACGCGTCTCAGACTGGGTAAATGTAGCCTGGGAATCATTGATATCTCCCCGGACTTTACCGAGGTCAACTTCTCTGATTGCCATATCATCTCCTCCTATTCATAAGTAGCGATCAAATGTCCGCTTGCATTAATAGAAAACGTCGGAACAGCACCGGTATCCCCTTTCGGTCCCTGCGCTCCTGTGTCACCTTTAGGGCCTTGTGCGCCAGTAGCACCTTTTGCTCCTGTTGCGCCCGTATCGCCTTTTAGTCCCTGCGGCCCCTGAGGGCCGGTAGCACCGGTATCACCTTTTACGCCCTGCGCCCCTGTAGCGCCTTTGATATTCCCTGTTTTAGCCCAGCTTCCCGTGGATTTGCTGTAAATATCGTAATTCGCAGTGTTTAAAAAAAAGTCTCCCGTCTTCCCCTGCGTAGTTGGAGCCGTTGTTCCAAAAAGCCAGGTTGCCCCATCCGCTCCCTTGGCCCCTGCAGCCCCCTGTGGGCCGGCGGCACCCGTTGCGCCCTTTGCGCCGGCTGGCCCCTGCGGGCCTGTTGCCCCAGTATCGCCTTTTGGCCCCTGCGGCCCTATCGCGCCTGTTGCGCCTGTTTCTCCTTTCGGTCCCTGGGGGCCTATTACGCTGCCTAAATCTATTGTCTGTGCCATAATCTTTTCCTCCTTATGATAAAGTGTAAATCAGCCGTCCATCCTGTATTGTTAATGGCGGCGCTGGTTCATTGTCATTGTGTCTGAGCATCAAATGCCCTGAATCGTTCACATACATTTCGAAAATCCCGGGTGACAAGGATGTCGACACCCCCGGCATTCCTCTGGGGATTGTAAAATCAAACACTGCATCTTTGGCAGTTCCTGAATTTCTGACAATGGCCGTTGTGCCCGGTTCACCTGTTATTGTATTGCCTGCATCTACTGTTGCTGAGAACTCTCCATTTTGAGCCTTTTGTTTCATCTCCTCTGTTGTCTTTTTTGACGATTCCGTTGCTTCCTTCGACTCATCTGTTGCCGTTTCTGCCTTTGCCGTTGCCATCTCCAGCTTTTCAATACATTCGTCTATAAATGAAGATCCATTTTCCGAATTCACCGGAATAGCTGATTTTGAAATTGTTAGCGGGTGATTAAACGTAAAAATGTTTTTCTCATTCAACATCAACTGCATCTGTAGAATAGATTCTCCAACTTCTGCGGTCATCTGTGTCGTCGTATTTACTGTAACAGAGTCTTCATTCACACTAACTGCCCCTGCAGCCTGTATCGCTTTTCCTGACGGTTTCTGAATAAATACACTAGCAGTTGTGCCTGTCGGTATATCATAGTCTCTAAAATAAAAAATCAATGGAATTCCATTTGTTCCCTGAACCATCTCTATTGGTTCTTTGTATGTATTTGTAAGGACGTATACGTCCCGTTCCATGTTGTTCATAGTTTTCACCTCCTTATGCCGGGATCCACCGGACTATATACACCCCTTGCGGCACTGATCCGCCACCCGGATACCGCAGTACGCAGTTCCACGGGTAATTGTAGTATCCAGTTACCCATATTTCCTGCCCTGTCTGATCCCCCGGCTGTCCCCCGACCTCATCACCAAACTCATTTATGCTTGCCTGGACAACTTGTCCATTCCCGACCGACATCGCAGTATGGCTCTCGTGATTTAACAACACATCGCCACGTTGCACTCCTGCTCCAGTAGCCATATTGACTTCCGACGTTACATCTTGAAATCCACAAGCCGTAAATACAGCGTACATGTTCCTGGTATTTGCGGCACCATTAGACTTAACCGGAACGCCCGCGTTCTCCCACGCTTGTATAAGCAGAGACGAGCAATCATAGTCTGGTCCCCATCGGCTGCCCTGATCGTAACCATGTGCAGGATCATTCGCTATATCAACAGCCCACCGTACTGCATCCTCTATCTTCTGGCTGCCTCCGGCATACTGGTTCAGGTAATCGTACCAATAACGGGCCTGGGAACGTCTGGCAGATTCTACCTCAACTCCTGCACGTTCAAAATTTTTGAGAAACGCACTTGCGAGATATTCTGGACTCTCTGTGCTTGTTTTAAAGTTGTCCCACGATAAGGGATATCCACTGGTCGGTATCCATTGCCCCGATGACGCTGAAAGCGTATCGATCCAGATCATCTGCCCTATGGGATCCGTTATATCGTACCCATTAGCAGATGCCCAATTCGTATAGTTTGTGGCCGGAGTCCATTGTACCAGGCCGTAACCACCATAATAATTCCCATAGATTAAGTCTTGCCATATGCCGGGGTTGATATTTGACTCACTCTGCATATTGCCGCACATTCCGGCTATAACATTCAATGACCATCCCCGGGCAGCGAAAAATGTATAAATCTCCAGGGCATTACCTTGCATCTGCGGCATTGTAAGGTAGTAGTTCCCTATTGTCCATCCCATCAGAATGCACCTTCTTTCGTATTTCCACCAGATAAAATACCGCAGTGGAAGTCCAGGTAAGTACCATCCGAGAACTCTGCTCTGCCTGTCTTTCCTAATGCACCATCGACCTCTAATGTTTTTGCATTAATACGAAAACATCCCAAATCTCCCAACATGAGCACGGAAACATTTTCTCCTGCTTCGATCCGCACCCAAGAATTAGAAATCGCGAATATTCGCCCTGCAAAACTTCCGTCTTTCGCTCGTATATTGAACGCTCCTTCTGATATTTCTATACTCCTGCCATACTTGTCACTTGCGCAAACATACTTACCTTTTGCGTAAACTCCGTTTTTGTCCAATCTTACAATTTCATTTCCAGCGGAATCCATTAACCTTGCTTTCCCGTTCTGGTCATTTTCACCTCCCAAGGTTATTGATGTCCCTGACAGGCTTCCTTTGGTAATCTCAATTCCATCTTTATCCCATTTTCCAATCTGTTTTCCATCCGTTCCTACCATTTGTAACACGCCGTTTCCATTTTCCTTGCCGCCAAGCTCAAGCGTCCCGCCTTTAATTCTATCCGCCAGCATAGTCCCAGCAGTAATAAAATTAGCGACAATAGAACCATCCATCGTCATGGCCAGATCGTAAGGACCATTGTAACCATTCAACGAATGCCCAAAGCCATTCTGATTCCATCGCCAGACATTCTTAGCCTTCTCAATCTCAGGGGTATCCATTATAAGGATTTCATACGGAACATCATTCTCGTCCTTATGAAAGATTACATACCCCCCATTCACCCCCGTAATCCAGTCTGTAGCCGACGAAATAGCGTTGTTCATAACGCTCCAAAAGCCACTGTTCGGATTCGTAATTTCATTCTTTATATCTTTAACAGACTCCTGTACTTTAGGTGCCGTGCTTGATAAAGTAACAACATTCTTCTCGGGATAAAATGGGTACTCCCAATACTCAACCACCTGATAGTTTATCGAAATATTTTTGATCTCATCAATCAATTTAATCACCGAAAAGAGTGAGAAATCCTGGAAACTATACATATCAGGATTAGTCTTCGCCAAATCCACTACAGTACACTCGTATGACCGTTCGGGTATAGATGCCGTCTTTAATCTCTCTTTGGCATCGTCCAGCAAATCCTTTTTTTCCTCATATCTGTCATCCTGCCAGTATGCGCACACAACTTTATCAGAATACTGAAAGTTTTCAACATATGGCTTCCCATTATTGATATCTTCGAAAGATAAACCTTTTTTCCCATAAGCATATAACCTTGTATAAAAAGAAGTCGACTTCCCTTTGTAGTTGATCTCCCTCAAATTCAAATCGCCTGATGCGAATGCACCAAGCGGTTCAAAATTATCAAGATGATATGATGATATTCTTTTCCTTTTAACATCAAATCTGAATACCACCTTGTAGGCATCCATACATTCCATAATAATGTCGAATGCGGTATACCCGCCTTCTATAGTCTGTTCTGCTTCTGAAAATGAATGATCAAAAAATGTCCACCCGGAAGGGAGGACACCGCTAATTGTTTCATATAAGGCCGCGTTATTATTTGTGTAATTAGGATTCATGTCCGCTTTCAGCTCATCCAGATTAAGCTGGCATTTCACCTTAGCCATTTGCATTCCTGCATCAATTGCTTTTACAAGGTAAGGCTGCTCGTATTCGACTACTGCTTCCTCTATGATCTTCGGATAGTTTTCATCATGTACAGATATGTTAAATATGAGTTCGTCAATTCCAGAGGCTTTCTGTACAATATAAAAATCATCGGTGTTAATTACTGCGCCTCCATTTGATACTAATTTAAGCATTCAATCCCTCCTAAAAATATACTGGATAATAGCCAACCGTCAGTAGATCTTTGCATGTGACATTGTTTAGTCCGGGAACTAGTGATGGGAAAGCCTTCCATTCAGCCCTGTTTGCATTAGGCCCGCCATTTACAAGAATTCTTTTATTTATCCCGTCAACCGTTATTTTTTCACCCTTTTTCACTTCTGGAAATTTTACTGTCTCAACAAAATAATTGGTCCCATTCTTTCCTACGGTAACTTCCAGAATACAGTCCGTTCTGGGCAGCGTGCTTTCACAATAAACCGTATTCTTCTTAACTTCCCGATACCTCCCATGCCGAATCCCCTTAAATACATAAGTAACTTCGATCAGCTGACCAGAAGGAAATGATGCCTCCCCAATACTTTCCAGAAAAGCAAAATACATGAACCCGTCCCCAATAATGATATCGGAACGCCCAAAAGCTTCGTTCTCAAATTTAGACTTTTTCAGGGCTGCATCGTGACTGTCCTTCCCCTCAAATACAATAGGCAAGGTTAATGTCCCCAAATTATAATTATTCGCCAGAAGGGTAAAGCCCGACCTGTTCCTCCCCTGAAAATATTCATTTTCCAACTCGGGGGAAGTATAGGAATAATCCATACGGAGTTTTCCCCCGAATAAATATAATGGCTTATTATTAATCCACATCTTACATCTCCTCCCAACTTAGCTGTTCGCCCATCCACCAGGCTATTGCCCTGGCAGCTTCCCGGCCTTCTATGTTCACCGGAACCTCTATTCTGACCGGAGGCCCCGCTTTACTGGAAATGTTTACATCCACGGCATGCAATGCTGCCTCCATGGCCGGCATTCCGCTTACATTTAACTCCGTTGCAGCCAGCATTTTTTCTATCCCTGCCAGGCCGCCTAGCTGATGCAGCTTTTTGTTTTCTTCTGCGGTCAGCACTGCCTCTCCCCTGTGTAATAATGCCGGAAAATCATCCGATGGGACATAATCCATACCCACACGCAGTCTTGACAGTGTTGGAAGACTGAATGACTTTCCTCCTACCAGTGGTATCCCGTCTGGTATTTTGATACTACCAAATTTACTAGACAGGCTATTCCAGCCATCGACAATGGCATTTATTGGTGTCTTGAATATATCTGCAAACGCACCAACAATATTTGAGAATATATTTTTTATATTCTCCCATGCCCCCTGCCAGTTACCTGTAAACACATTCTTTATGAAATCAATCAGCCCGTTGAAAATTCCTTTTACGTGGTCTGCCAGGGACAACATATTATCAGAAAAAATCATAGAAAAAATATTTTTAATATTTTCCCAGGCTCCCTGCCAATTGAGTGTAAATACATTTACAATAAACTCTCCTAGTTCTTTTAATGCGGCAGTGATTACCGCTAAATCCTCCTTAACTATAGCCATAATTACATCGAATACAAACTCAAATAATGGCATTAAGAAGGATTCCAGCAATTCCATAAGCGGCTTTAGTGCCGTATCTATCAGCACGATAAACGTATCTATCAGCGGCTTTAATGCCTCTCCCGCCAAAGCGAAGATAGGTTCCAGAAGCTCGCCAAATATTGTAATCAAAGGGGCAAGCACCTCCTGCACCAACGGCAGAACAGATTCAACCAACTCCATCATCAACGGAAGCAGCGCCTCCCCCAGAGGTATCATCAGCAGTTCAACACTCCGCTGCAGTTCTCCGAACATGGATCCCAGATCGTCGGAATTCATTTCTTTCATCTGCCCCATCGCATCGGACGTACCATAAACACCATCCTGTATTTCCGTCAGCTGTGCCACCGCTTCCGGCCCCAGTTCTTCCCACATGCTGCCGAATAACTCCATTCCCGCAGCATTCTGTTCCATCGGGTCTTCCATCCCGGCCAGGGCTTCCATGGTTTCTTCAAAGGCTTCCTTTGCGCTTTCTCCTCCGGCTGCAAATTTTTCCGTCATCTCGTCGGCGTTCAGCCCGATTGTCTCAAAGCTCTTCCTGGTCTCCTCTGAGCCCTCCAGTACACGGCTTGAAAATTCCCCCATGGCTTGACTAATGCTCTCCACACTCCAGGCCCCCGAGTCTGCACCTTTCTGGAATATGTTGAACATGTCATCCGCATCCAGTCCAATGCCTGAAAAACTTTCCGAATACTTGGATATACTTTCCAGCAGTTTTCCGGAAGAATTCAGATTTCCCTCATATCCGGCAGCAAGCAGATTCATCGCCTCTTCGCCCGATGTTCCGAACTGATCCATCATTACTTTGGCTGCCTTTGTGGTATCCTTAATCTCCAGTGCCCCGTTCGATACATCTTTCAACGTAAATGCCGATTCTGTGATACTCTGCAGGCTTACATCATCCATATCTCCCATGTTTGTTGTAACCTGTGCCATCGCATTTGCAATCTCATCAAAGCTCTGTCCATAATTATTGGCATATATATCTTCCAGGACACCCTGATACCGGTCCATTTCCTCGCTGCTCTTACCGGTTTGGATCATAAATCCATTCATCGCGCCGCGCATATCGTCTGCTGAGCCTAAAACAACTGCACCTACATCCAAAAAAGCGGATCCCATGTCGAATGCTAACTTTGCTGTACCGGTCATCCCCTCACTGAGACCGGCTATGCTTTTAAAAATAGGAGAAATACTGCCTGCGGCATCATCAAGAGAACTTTTTATCATTTTTCCTGTATTTTCTTTCAGGATAGTCTTAGGATCTTTCTTTTTTTCCTCGGTTTTCTTGTCAGCCTCGGCCATTTCTATGTAGTCTACATCAATAATGTCATCCTCTACATCAATTACTATATCCGGGGGTTTATATTCCACAATCTGATTCGGAAGTTTGTATTCAGCAATCTGATTCGATGGTTTCCATGGCACGATCTGCGCGTTTTCATCTACTGCCATATTTCTCACCTCCTTTTATTGTTTTGCCATACCCTCCAGTGCGGCGAAGAGTGCATCCAGCCCCCTCTGCCCTCCGTTTCCGCGCACTGGCAGAGCATAATAAGATTTCAGCTCCGAGAGTTCCTGGATTTGCTTCTGGTTCTTTCCATTGAACGGCGGCATCTCCATACTCCGGATCTTCATTACCCTTTTTATTTTTGTATCATCCGACAGGCCATCAAACAGAGCAATGAATTTACGCCACGATAGTTGTCCCTGCATGTCGATCAAATCCAACCCGTAATCCTGCATAAAGGAGGCGTAAATATACTCCCCGTCCTCCTCAAAATCCAGAATCGGAACCGGATTCTTCCTGATTTCAGGGCGTCTCTTCATGCTGATGCAGCGATTATAAATTTCGTTCAGAAGCTCTGCTTTTTCGTTAGCAGAAAACAGTTTCAGGTTCCACTCATTTTTCACAAGCATCTTAAGAGCAGTATCCAGTTTCTCCCACTCTGTCAGTTTTTCTTCACGAAAGAGCTGCTGTACCTCCAGCACAACATCAAAAGCAGGGATCACAAAGACAGCGGCCTTATCGGTAGGTATCCGGGTAGCGGGAATATCAGTCAGAAATCCCATCAGCCCACCTTCTTTTTTGAGAACCGCTTTTTCTTCCGGCTGTATTTCTCCAGTGCGTTCTTCCGGTTCTCCCGGGCCAGCTCTCTTACCTTGGGTACAACAATCTCGGTAATAAACGGCATCACTTCTGTTAGAATCTGGTTATAACGACTGCCGTAAAATTCGTAAATTATTTTTGTATTCCCGGCTCCGAATACGGACTCAATCATCGCCATTACCGCGTCGCCTAATTTTGTGTAAGCTTCTGTCAGGGATTCAGGGCTGGTGATATCAATTCCCTGTGCTTCGGCTCTAATACGCAGCAGCTCTACATACTTTTTACTCAGATTTTCCGCCACTTCATCCGGATCCAAATCCACATTCAGTGTATGAACAATGCTGCCTGCCTCGTCGACAAGCTCCAACTGTTCTATATAATGCTGGTTTCTTTTTGCCTGATATGCCATATCTTCTTCCTCCAAAAAAAGGAAGGCTTTACGCCTTCCTAAGCCTCCGTTTTTCCAATCACCGGTTTTCCATTTCCATGGATGGTGACAGTCAGCGCGTTCGGCTGATTGGAGTCCCCATAGCCCGGTGTAATGTTAGCCAGTGTTACAGGCCAGATAATCACATCGGAACCCTTCTGTAGTTTCAGGTGTGTCTTTCTGGCGCTTCCCAGCTCATACATTACTGCGTCGCTGAGAATATAGTCGCACGCAGGATCTCCCGGTTTTACATCGCCGGTCAGGGTCAGGGTCAGCTGTGCTCCCGTTACTTCTGTGCTGCCCCAGCCCTTATCTTTGTAATAGCTGGTCTGATAGAGTACTTCGTTCAGGGTCTGCGTCATATTCTTTGTCAGGGCTGCCAGAGACTCCCATTTTGCAGTCTCAGCATCCGGCGTTGTGTTGATAAATGCTTCTGTCTCATAGTTAATCTCTGGTGTAACTGTGTTTACCGGAAGTCCCGGTTCTGCAAATAACTGCATGTCATATTTTTCCATCATAATCTTTTCCTTTCAAAAATAAATTTTACAATTTAAAAGGCAGGAATAACGGTATGTTCCGTCTTCGTCCCTGCCTGTTTTACTAGGTTCCTCAACAACAGCTGTATCCAGCCAGGCGAATGTTTCACCATGGGGATATATTTTCAGCCGCTGCAGATAATCGCATATACTGCAGAGCCAGTCCATACACTGTTTCTGGCTCTTATGCCTGCTCATGAACATTGCCGGGATGACTTTGATCATCTGTTTATTATAGTAAACCGTATCCGTGGATCCCTGCCCCAATTCCACATATATGCCTTCATTTGCTCCCAGCTCCTTTAAGGATATCTCTGTACCCAGGCTGCAGTTTGCCTCTACTGTATTCAGCAATACATCCAAAAACTCTGTTTGCGGTGCCATTTTTTTGCCTCCTTCTCATTCATACCCGGAAGTTCAGGCATGTTTCATCAGTTCTATTTCATAATGGTGCAGGCGCTTTTCATCGTACATCGCCTCTACAGACCGGATCTTAAGTTTCTGTCCATTGAAAAAGATTACATCATCAACGGCAAATTTTATATCTTTTGGGAGACTGTTTTTACAATCATAAAATAAAGTGGCGGCCGACTGGATTTCCGCATTATTCTTATCGCGCACCATCTCCTCTGACGGTTCTATGCGCACGAATTGCAGATCCTGCTGGTTGGAAATCGCTGCCTCCGCCCAGCGTCCGGCGCTATCTTCCCTGGCATATAAAGCTGTATGGATGAGCAGTCTCTTAGGAATCGGACGCATGACTGCCACCTCCCCGGTATAGCAGCCCTGTGGCTGCTAAAATGCGCATCGCGCGGGGTGCATAAACCGCCGGCTGGCTTCTGCTGTCCTTCTCCCGGCCGCTGCTATATTTGAATTTCCCAAGCCGTGCGCTCTGCAGTTCAAATCCATGATCCAGTTCAGGTCCGCCATTGGCATCCAGATACTCAATCTGGGCGCAGACTGCCTTCTTTACAAGCTGCTGTATATGATCCGGCATAACCAGCATTGCCTCTGAAGTCAGACGGTACATGGTTATCTCTTCGACGATCTCCCCTGCCCGTTCGCAGAGGGCCTGGAATTCCGCATGCTCGACCGGCTCACCATGAAAAACTTCATGATAATATTGCTCTGTCACATATGGCATATTACCGCTCCTCCTTCCTTACTCGTGTACTTCATATAAGTACCTCCTTTTGTGGATTCGCAGCAATCAAAGCCAGTTCCTGCTCTGCCTCTTCCTTCGAGCACTTCATGATCTCACGAATCGCGGTCTGCTTTGACCTTAATCCCGCCTGTACCAGCCTGATATTTCTGTCAACGACTGTATCGGGATCCTCTAATACTGAATCATCAAAGTAAACCTGAACCTCAATCTCATCCGTGGCATTTTCTAAAAAGTGCAGACACTTGACCATTGCCCTAACGGCCATTTTTATGGGAATCCTATGTTTCTGCAGATTACGGTATAAATCTGTTTTATCCGCTATACTCCCCCTGTCCGCTTTTACCCTGCCGTCCTTTAATCTGTACCATCCGGCCCCCATGCCGCACTTCAGCGATAAAAGTTCCAGACATTTCTGAAGCCCCTGCTCGTGCTCGGTAATACGGATGTTCATATCCTGCTCTGTCAGCTTCAGGTCTCGTTCCTGCTCTCCCGGCATGGTAAAATAAACTGCGGCATTAGGGTCAAATACAGGCATTGCGCCCCCTTCGTTTTGTGTCTGCATCATCCTGGCGGCAGAATAGGGAACGAGAAGCCTTTTCCTACCCAAAATATACTCATTCATGTAACTGTCATAGATCAGGTCACAGCCTTCAATCAGGTCAATTGCATCCGCATAAACAGAACTTCCCATCGGGCTGTCAGGCTCCTGGGTGTTTACTATATTTGGAGTAGTAATTTGAAACATCGGCATATTGCACCCTGTCGGAACGACTTCCTGCATACCTGTCGGAAGTTCGGCTGTTTCCCCGGTCACTGCATCCAGGTATTTATTCTCTATGTAGTAAAGACTGCTGTTTTCTCCGATTCCCGGCATCCCCTTCCTGTGAATCTGAAGATAAATGTAATCATTCCCATTTACAGTCCTGACTGAACCAAATGCACATTCTGTAATTTCTCCTCCATTCCAGGTAATCGGGCAGATCATATCGCCCCGAATGCAATCAAGCCGTATGTTTCCATCCGGATCCCGATACTCTGTAAATGCTCCTGTACCAAGTGCGAAGGACGTTTCTAACATGCGTTTTGCTCTGACTGTAAAGTGATTTTCTTCCAAAATCTGATTCAGCCGGCTGTCAAAACTCCCTGCCGTTACAGAGATCCCTTCATTCATCAGCAGATCTGCCCAGTCCTCACAGACTTTTTTTGCCAGCCCCAGCCTGCGGTATTTCAGCATACTCTCTGCAGCCCCTTCCGAAACCACAGGTCCGCCGGCATTCTGATACCAGGTAAGCCATTCGCCTATCTTGTCATACATCGAATCGCTGACAGTTCTGTAGGATGTTTGTGTTTGTAAATAATTTTGTATAACTCTCATTTTTCACCTCTCATTCTGCAATGTACAGGATATAAAATATCTGGTAATTTCTCGTTTATTAAATTGATGCTGGATTTTATCCACAAAAAAAGCACCCTGTTTCAGGATACTTGTTTGGCGGATTACATCGCGGCATATTTGAAAGGTCATGACTAAAAGCCCCCTAGGATCATAAAAATCGGCGCCGTATCAAAGGAGACATGTTAATGAGAAATACCTCGAACAATTCCTTGAACTGTTCTATAATTATAATAGCATATTGCTTTTGTTAATTGTGTTAGAGAGTGGAGACTGCCTTTTCAAGATCCGCAGCATAAGCAGACTGCTGTTTTTTCAGGTACGACTTGACAAAAGGCTTCATCATGAGTTTTTTGGCCGTGACATTTTCTGTGAAATCGATGGTGGTTATTCCGTTCGCGTACGTAAAAATGCCAATCCAGTGCCCGCTCATGTTGTCATTATCCATATCAAACTCCCATCGCCGGCAAGGCTCTGTATTTGTAATTGTAAAGGTTGTGGCATATCCCTCTTTTGTATATTCAATAAATCTGTTTTCGTCGATCACTTCTATCCTGTCCAGATCACTTCTCCATGAATAATTATCAAGTGAAGTTACGATATTCCATACTTTCTGGATCTCACATTGGAACGTTGCTTTCATATTTGAAATAGCCATGTTTGTTCTCCCTGTATTATTAACATTATAATTTCTGATCCATGCCCCTCATCCGTTAAACTCAACTCTCACCGTACAAATCTCCGCCTTAGTCCCTACTCTCATATAAGGCCCGAACACGCCGACTCCCGAGGTCACTATATTATGCATCTGCCCTTTCTCCAGATAACCATAAGGATTTTCCCACATCAGGCCGATTGTCAGATTACCAGGAAATGTCTGCCCATTATGCGTATGTCCGCACAGATCCATATCCACTCCCGCGCCGGCAAGCGCATCCAGTTCAGCCGGTTCATGGTCGATCACGATAATCGGCAGGCGCTTGTCCATGTCCGCCGTGATTTCTTCCGGAGTCTTCCGCTCTCTAATCCCCCTGCCGGGCCGGTGCAGATCCGGCCGCCCGTACAGATAAAAGCTGTCATCCACCAGCAGGCCCTCATCCTGCAGAAGTGTGATCCCCGCCTTTTCCAAAAAGGCATCCATACGGACATCACTTTCCTTCTTATCCCTCTTTCCTCCAAATGTAAAGCCAGCCAGAATCTTCTCCTCTATATCATGGTTTCCATAACATGCATAGGTTCCGTACCGGCTCCGAATCCCTTTTAAGATAGATATTAGGCGTTCAGGATCGTCCAGCGCCTCATACTCATTATCAAAAATATCCCCTGCAAGCACTACGATATCGGGTCTCTGCTCATTAATCCTGTCCACCATCTTCTCAATCTGGCTACAGCCCACATTGTACCCCATATGCAAATCCGCTGCCAGCACAATCCTGAGCTCTTTCAGCCTTCCCGCATCTTTATTCACCGTAATATCATAATCCGTAGCCCGCACAATCCTGGCATTTACCGCTCCCGTTATACACAGAACAGCCGCCGCTGTAATACAAACAGCGCCGGTCACAGCAAGCCGCTTTCTGCCGGCCTCCTCAGACCCGGATAACCGCCCGAACCGCCGCAGGATCAGCCGGATCGCATCCGCCGCGCCAATCACAGGCAAGGAGTAAAGCATTACCCCCAGCCAGTAATTTCCGGTCAGCTTCAGCAGACGTCCCAGCTCCCCCGGCGGAAACAGAAATCCGGTCAGTACTGCCGTCGACAAAATGATATATACTGCGATCATAGCAGCCCGCACGCTTTTTCTGCCAAAATGGCTGCTGCAGGTCTTCATCCACCGCAGCAGCCATCTAAGCATATAAACATTCAGCAAAATATAAACAGGTGATAAAAAAACTGCCAGCATTTAGTCCAGCTCCTTTACTTTTCTTCCCCGTACATATGCACCGTCAGCTGATTATATGGTATCTCAATTCCTTCCCTGTCAAAAGTCAGCTTAATCTCTTCCAAAAGCCGCCATTTCGTGGGCCAGAACTCATCTGTTTTTACCCACGCTCGCAGGCCCAGAATCACCGCGCTGTCCGCCAGAGAATCCACAAACACCTTGATATCCTCATCCTGCATAATCGCGTCATCCTTTGTCAGCAGCTCCTCCAGCAGCGCTTTCGCCTTTTTCAGATCGGCATGATAGGCGATCCCCACTTTCAGGTCCAGCTGACGCTCCGGCCTGGCGGTAACATTTGTCAGGCTGCTGTTCGCAAGCGTACCGTTTGGAATCACAATCGTCTTATTATCAACGGTAGACAGCTTTGTATAAAATATCTGAATCTCCTTTACGGTTCCCTCGTTTTTCCCTGTGTCCTCTATTATATAATCTCCTACCACAAAGGGCTTCAGCAAAAGGATCAGCACGCCTCCCGCAAAGTTGGATAAACTGCCCTGCAGCGCCAGGCCGATTGCGACACCGGCAGAAGCAATCAGTGCCGCTACAGAAGACGATTCCACGCCCAGCTTTGTAGCAATCGTAAAAATCAGCAGCGCATATAAGCTGAATTTTAACAGAGAATCTACAAACTGGATGACGCCCTGGTCGGCGCTGGTGCGCTGCAGCGAATGCTTCACAATCCTTTGGATCCATCGAATTACCACACGCCCTGCCAGAAAGAATACAAATGCAAGAACGACTCTTATCCCAAATCCGATCAGCGCCGGAAGATGTTCCTGAAAATACTCGGCCACACGGTTCACTTCCCCTGTCACCTCTGCCGCCACTTCCTCCGCCGATTTCAAATCAGATGCTGCTAATATCATATTCAAGCCTCCTTATTCTGTCTTTTCCCTCAGGGCCAGAAAAGCACACAGGTTTCCCCGCTTATCTCCTGCCGTTCTGTGGGAATATAAGATTTCACTGTTGCAGTGTGTACACAGATTTGTCACCGCAATATGTTCCTGTTTTATCCCCGCCTCAAGAAAGACCAGCTCATTTGCTCTCCAGAGATTCAGCTGATATCTGCCGTTTTCTTTCCTGTAAAATAACTCTCCCCAGAATTCCTCTTTATAATGCAGTTTAAACTGTTCAATCACATCTTCGCTTACTTCATAACATTCCTGGCAAATCGACGGCCCTACCGCCGCCAGGATATCCGAAGGGTTGGAGCCATACTGTTCCTCCATCAGTTCTACCGTCACTTTGCCAATCTTGGATACAGTTCCTCTCCACCCTGAGTGGCTTAAGCCCACCGCCTTTCTCACCGGGTCCACAAAGTACAGCGGCACGCAGTCCGCAAAAAACGTAACCAGACATATACCGGGAACGTTTGTCACAAGCCCATCCACATCCGTATAACTTCTCTCCCGGGTTATCCCCATTCCGCGGTCTGCTTCCGTAACCACGCGGACATTTGCGGTATGAGTCTGCTGGGTGAATACCATGTTTTCACATTTTATCCCCATAGCTTCCCCAATCCTCCTGAAGTTTTCCCTCACAGATTCTTCTTTATCCCCTCTGGTAAAGCTCAAATTCAGCGAAGAATAGCACCCCTCACTGACGCCCCCCAGTCTGGTTGAAAATCCATGATGCACGATCCCCGTATTTTGAAACAACGGATATTCCAAATATGGAGTATCCGTCTCTATCTCTTGAAAAATCTTTTTCTGATCTTTATACTGCAGTCCTAAGCTCATATACTCCCTTTCTGTCATCCGCAAAAAGCATTCCGGATATGTGTAATCCTACCTCTTTCAATCCCGATCACATCAAACCTGCACGGTATCTCCGTAAGGCCATGCACCATCAGATAATGTGAGGCACAGCGGTAAATCACCCTCTGCTTCTTTGGGCCTACCGCCTCCAGTGGGCTGCCCTTCCCTGAATCCCGACGGTATTTCACCTCACAGAACACGAGATATTCCCCGTCTCTTGCGATCAGATCGATCTCTCCGATGCGGCAGCGGTAATTATATTCCAGAACTACATATCCCTGCTGCTCCAGATAGTATCCGACCGCCTTTTCATAGTCCGTGCCGGTTCTCCGGTTATTCTGCTTTTCTGCATATTTCATATTCTGTTACTACTGCAATTTCACGTTACTTTTCACGGCCTATGGGCCGTGCATAGTAACGATTCCACACCCTATTGCCAACACCTGCCATACCGTCTGTATTTGCGGTATGGCATTTCATCCTGTACCCAGAAAACACCACAAATCTTATTCTGAAACAAAGTTTTTTATAAAAGATACCCGATGAATCGGTGTCGGTCCCAATTTTTTCAAAGCCTCGATATGAGCAGCAGAGCCATATCCCTTATTCTCTGCGAACCCGTAACCGGGCAGGATCTTGTCATATTCTGCCATCAGCCGGTCTCTGGTCACTTTGGCGATGATACTTGCCGCGGCGATTGAAACGCTTTTGGCATCCCCCTTGATGATCGGTACCTGGGGAAGCGTGATTCCCGGTATGGTAACCGCATCATTCAAAAGAAGCGTGGGAGCCGTTTTCAGCTCCTGCACCGCTATGCGCATGGCTTCGTATGTAGCCTGGAGTATATTGATTTTATCAATGGTTGCGGGGCTGGCCATCCCGATCCCTGTGGCTACCGCTTTATCCAGAATCTCGTCGTAAAGCTCTTCTCTCTTTTTCGCTGAGAGCTTTTTAGAATCGTTGATATATAAGATTTCACAATCTTTGGGAAGGATCACTGCTCCCGCTACTACCGGGCCTGCCAGAGGTCCTCTGCCCACCTCGTCAATGCCGCAGATAAATGTATGTTCCTGATACTTCTTTTCATAGCATCTCATCTGCTCCAGACGGAATCGTTCTTCCTTCAGCTTTGCTTCCTGTTTTTTATACCTGGCAATCAGATTCTGTACCCCGCTGCGGGAATCCCCCTCATATTTTTCGTATAGTACCGATAATTCACGGGGCTCTGCCTGTTCAAACTCTAATTTAATACTGCGGATACTGTTACTCATGTTTGATCACCCCGAACCTGTCTAATGGCCATATGCGAATCCAGGCCCTTCCCAGCAGGTCTTTTCTATGCAGGACTCCTACACTGGCGTCACGGCTGTCCGCGCTGTGGTTCCGGTTATCTCCCAGTACAAAATACTCATCTTCTCCCAAAGTGATCGGATTCTCCGCAATCCCCGGATCCTGCATCTCTTCATTTCCATAGTGTTCATCAAGTTCTTCCCCGTCAACATACACACGGCCTCCCATCACCTGCACAGTCTCTCCCGGCAGTCCGATAATCCGTTTTATATAGTATGTATCCTCCTCATACTGATAAGGGAATACGATGATTTCATATCTCTTTGGTTCTCGAAAACGGAATGAGATCTTATCCACAATCAGATTATCTCCGTCCGACAGTGTCGTCTCCATAGAAGAGCCGCTGACACGTGTGCGCTGACCAACAAATGTAATAATCACATAGGTCAGCCCAACAATAATCAATATATACACGATCCAGCCAAGCAGTTCTCTTATGATGCTTCTTTCCTGGTCCATATCTTAACCTTCTTTCTGGCGTCTCTTTCTATATTATGCATAATCCTGAGGAAATTCAAGTGTTATTTTTCCCAGCCTGCCATTGCGGAAATCGTCCATCATAAGACGGGCGGCTTTTTCCGTGTCCAGCTCGCTTCCCTTTACCAGACAGTGCCTGCTCTCCGCGATATTTCTAAGGCAGGCAAAATGATCTTCCGATTCCTCTATCTGATATTTTTCCTCCAGAATTCCGGGATAGGACTGCTTCAAAAATCCAATTAATTCCATAGCCAGTTCCTCTGTATTCAGTATCTCATCCTTTATAGATCCGATAAATGCCAGCCGAAGTCCCACGGTCTGATCCTCAAATTTGGGCCAGAGTATTCCCGGAGTATCCAGAAGCTCCACATTTTTATTGAGCCTGATCCACTGCTTTCCCTTTGTTACGCCGGGTTTATTGCCGGTCTTTGTACAGGCCTTCCCTGCAAGTGCATTAATAAACGTAGATTTTCCAACATTCGGAATCCCCACTACCATTGCCCGGACGGGACGGTTCAGTATTCCCCGTTTCCTGTCTCTTTCTATCTTCTCTTTGCAGGCCTCCTGGATTACGCCCTGTATGGACTTAATCCCTCCGCCTTTTTTGGAATTCACCTTTACTACGGAATATCCTTTTTCCTTAAAATATTCTGCCCACGCATCATTCCACTTGTCCTCTGCTAAATCCGATTTGTTCAGCAGTATCAGCCTGGCCTTGTTCTTTCCCAGATCATCGATCTCGGGATTTCTGCTGCTCACCGGAATTCTGGCGTCCACCAGCTCAATGACAAGGTCTATCAGCTTTATATTTTCCTGCATCATGCGTTTTGCCTTGGTCATATGACCCGGGTACCACTGAAAATGCATCTGTACTCCTCCTCTATCTCCTGACAAAGCCAAAATCCGGGCCCGGACTGGCCACGAACCAGACCTTCCCAAAGATTTCGCTTCGTTTTACATTACCGATGTCTGCCATCCGGCTGTCATCGCTGCCGGCATGGTTATCGCCCATCACAAAATATTCATCCCCGCCCAACTGCAGCGGCTCATCGGCGATTCCTGCCTCCTCTATATCCTCCGCAAAAATATGCTGTGTCACTTCTTCTTCATTAATAAAGACTTTTCCGTCTTTAATCTGCACGGTTTCCCCCGGAAGTCCGACAATCCTTTTAATAGAATAATGAGTATTTTCGTTTCCGTTTGGCTTAAACGCAACAATATCGCCGCGTTTTGGTTTGCTTGCATTATAAACAAGCCTGTTTACCAGAACAACATCTCCATTCTTCAAAACAGGCTTCATGGAGTCCCCTGCATTGCTGACCCGCTGTCCAAAAAACCAGACGAGCATAAAAGCTATGGCGCAGACAATGATAATCTGCACGATCCAGTTCGCAATCTCTCCCCTGTTCTGCTTCTGTGCCTGGGTCTTTTCTCTCCGGAATCGGAGTTCCGGCCTGCCGGTGTCAAACTTCAGCTCTTGTTTCTTTTTCCGCCTGCGCTTCTGATTCGCCCGTCCCCGGCGCTTTTTCCGAAAGTTTAAATCCCGCATATTCTTCCCCTATAAACTGCCAAAACTGGTACTGTTCAAAGGCGAGCCTGTAAACAGCAACCCGAAACTGTCTGCAGTAAAATTCACTGAATATCTTCATGATATATAAAAGGGACAATATACATGTTGTACTTGTCCCTCTCATAGTTACTATTTTACTAATTCTTTTACCTTTGCTCTCTTACCAACGCGGTCTCTCAAGTAGTTCAGTTTCGCTCTTCTTACTTTACCTTTACGTACAACTTCTACTTTTTCAACGTTTGGTGAGTGTAACGGCCAAGTCTTTTCAACGCCGATTCCGTTGGAATTCTTTCTTACTGTGAAAGTAGCTCTTGTGCTTCCCCCCTGTTTCTTCAGGACTGTTCCCTCAAAAACCTGGATTCTTTCACGGTTACCCTCTTTAATCTTGGCATATACTTTAACGGTATCACCTACATTAAACTCCGGTACATTCTCTTTTAACTGCTCTGCTTCAATACTCTTAATAATATCGTTCATTGTGTGACCTCCTTAATATTTAGACGTTCTTAATGCCTGCTTACATGTTCCTATCAGTATTCCTGTCACACAGCACACACGATTCCGTGCAGATGCTCTGCAATAAAATATCCGATACCAGCAAGTCTGTTATTGCATCAGAGGACCATCGCTTTTCATTTCACAACTGTTGTATTTTACCATACTTTCCTATAAGTTTCAAGCCTTTTTTCGTCTCTTTTCCACGTTACTCGTAACAGTTCAGGCAAGCCTGAACTGTTATCGCTGCTCAGCCTATCTGGGGGCTTTTGCCCAATTATACCTTCTTGCGGCAGCAAATTAAATATAGTTTACCATAGAAACTGCCGTCATTCCAGATGTTACCTGTATATTTCTTCTTTTTTTCATGATACGATCATTCCGTAATATTTTTGTAACAATTAAACAACATTTTAGGAGGTACATATTCATGAAACATAAGATATTACCGGCTCTGCTCACTGCAGCAGCCATAGGAACAGCAGGATTCTCGCCCCTCACAGTACAGGCGGTATCTATTGAAGAAACCAGACAGGTGCTTCAATCCAAAGGGATCTATATTGCAGGCCCTCTGAGCAGCACAGAGGAACTCAAACAAAAACTTGAAGCACTCGGCTATGACTGCACCATCCCGGACTGGCTTGACTGCATCATTCCGGGACAGCCGGAGAATCCGGATCTCCCGGATAACAACCAGCCGGAAAACCCGGATCTCCCGGATGACAACCAGCCGGAAAACCCGGAACTTCCGGACAACAACCAGCCAGAGAATCCGGATCTCCCGGACGGAAACCAGCCTGGTACCCCAGAGCTTCCGGACAATAATCAACCGGAAACTCCCGAGCAGCCGGATGTTGACGAGAGCGATAACGCATTCATCCAGCAGGTCGTAACTCTGGTAAACCAGGAACGCGCCAAAGCCGGTCTTTCCCCTGTCAAAGCAGACGTGTCTGTACAGGCAGCCGCTCAGGTCCGTGCGAAAGAAATCGAGACCTCATTTTCACACACACGCCCGGACGGCAGTTCCTTCAGCACTGCATTAACACAGCAGGGCGTCACCTACCGAGGTTCCGGCGAGAACATTGCCTGGGGACAGAAAACTCCTGAGCAGGTTATGAACGGCTGGATGAACAGTGACGGACACAGAGCCAATATTCTCAATAAGAATTACACCACAATAGGGGTAGGGCTCTATCAGAACGCCTCCGGAACTAACTACTGGACCCAGTTGTTTACCTATTAAACTCAGATTCAGTAAAACTCTGCCAATATTAAGGAATGGGATATCTGAGGAAGCATCACGAAATGCGCACAGATATCCCTCTTTAAATAACCTGCAAAATGTTTGCCCGCAGTTTGTCCTGAAGGTGCACTAACAGAATACTCGTCTAGACCTTATTTAAGAAACCCTTCCTCCAATTCATCACTTTTAGTTTGTTAGTTTGATTCTTTCTCCTGTTGTACTATGCCAGAAAATCTGCTAAAATAAAATCATAATTCCAAAAGGAGAAATCTATGAAGCATACAGCAACACTGGAAGATGCAAGCCACTCTTTTGATGAAGCCGTTTACACATTGCGGAAACATTTTACTCATACAAATCACACCGAACCAGAACAGATTAAATTAGCAAATGAATACTATAAATGGACATCCCTAAAAACTAATTTAATTATGAATGAAAAGTCTTTTCAAATCCCTCCCTCTGCCTTGCCTAATACCATCAAACCATCTTCTTTTCAGTGGCTCCTCCCTGAAAAGCAAGCTGTCGTAACCAAGTATTATCAATACAATAAAGACACCGGTAAATACGTTATTTCCGTCAAAAAAAGCGATATTCCAAATGATGCTATAGAACTAATTTCCCGTTCTTTGGTTTTAATACGTAAAGCTGTTGTATGGGTAGATTTTGGATATAACATCGGCAGTGAATTTGGCGGCAGACATCCTGCCATTATATTAAAAAACCTCAAGGATTCCCTGGTTGTTATACCGCTTTCCTCTCAAGAGCCTAAAAGTATGGACTATAATGTAAAAGTGGACAAAGTATACGGATATCCTTTGATGGACAGGTGGGCTAATGTGACACGTATTACACAGGTAAGCTTATCCAGAGTACATTACCAAAAGATTGGTGATGTGAAGCCAGCCATTTTGAATGAAATCAGTAAGAAAATGAAAACTTGTGGTATAGCTTAAAACCTAGTACATATGCTAATATAGATTACAGCTAGCGTAAAATTTTATTCGGATTAAATGAAAAGAGGACACCACTTTGTGATAAAGTATTTATGGCTTGCAACCAA